TTATTGCCATTATTGGTGAAACCACCCTGTCTAAAGTTGTTTTTAAAGTGGTTTGTTGCGATAATTGCAGCCTTGCGAGGTAGTTCGTTTTGAGCTGCTTTTGCTATCTCTTCAGGGCATTTTGATATAATAAAAGCAATTTCTTTGGGTGATATTGACATTTTTCTTGCATTTTATTTGGAGGTGTGTATAAATGTTTGTACATTTGTAACGTATCGAAAGATATAGGGACATGGCGAAAGCTATGTACCGCCACAAGGTCGTTTATTAGCGACCTTATTTTATTTCTTTAAGAACATGCTCATCAGAAAAATAGAAAAGTATTTTACCTTCATATTTTCTTCTTGCTTCACCTAATTTGTCATAGAAGGCTCTTTCACGTCCATGTAACTCAAATATGACAGCCTTAGCACCTTGTTCTTTTAAAGCCTTTCTTGCATATCTTACAATGTTGTTTGGTCCACCATCTATTTGCTTTAAGTCAGCAGGAATACCATCAAATTTAATATCATAAGTAAGATTATCTTCTCTTCCTTTGTCAGATAAATGTTCTATCCTGTGACCGATATTTGCTAGAATTTTACACATCTTAAGTTCTTTCTTGTATTTTGCCTTTTCTTGCTTTGTTTTATTAGCTTCCGCAATTCGATCCTTATGGGTAACAACGTATCCATTCTCTGCAATATAGGTATGCTCCCATATTTCCTTATCATATTGTTCTATAGAGTTTTTACCTTCATTGGGTAGACTTTCGTTTATAAATTCACACTTATAGCAATCCTTTTCATGGTTGCTAAACCATGTCTTCATTTTATTTTTAAATCCTCTATTCTTATAAAAACTACATTGATTGCAATTCTTAGGAAAATAAGGATGAGTGTCATTAAACATTTTGCCATCCTTTCCAGGATTGTTTTCTAATCCTCGCTGTGCAGGTTCAATTGGTAAATCGTCTAGCACATCATTTGGTGATGCAGGATCATCGGTTGACTCGAGAGAACACTTGCAGTTCCATCTGTCACCTGGATGATGTTTGTTCCAAAATGAATGTTCGACAGGTAAGGTTAATTCCTTCTCCCAGTAGCCACGATGTACGGCTTCTGCGTCAGGAGAAGTGGTAGGCATCCATCTCAAGTTAGGCATTATGTCTTTATTTTCGATAAACGAACGCCAATCCGCAGCGTTATGAGCTCGAAGAACAGCCGTGTTATATTCAGTTTTTAGCCATGAGCCGACATGGTGAGAAGATATAGAAGATATATCTTTCATCCACTTATCAAAGGGTTTTAAGCTTCCGTTTTCATCTATCAATTTTGAAGCCATGCTTTTGCCCATTGCATGTGTTTTAAAGGCTGCAAAGACTTCATTTGCATGCTTCACAGAGTCTAAAAAGCCTTTATTGTGGTCAATTGAGAACTCTCCTTTTGACAAGCCTTTTGCCGTGGCATCGTTCATTATTTTAGTGAGCTCTTTCCACATGGTAGGCTCTATGGAATTTTCAACATCGAAACCTCCATATATGGCATTCACGAACTCATCTAACACATCTAAATCGAACTTAACACCACTATCAATGTTATCAAAGTGTGTGTGGCATGAACACTTTTTGCCATAATAGAGTTCATCGACTAGAAGTCTGTAGTGCTGGCTTTTGCCCCTTTTGTTGGGGCTATTCCAAAAAAACTATTTAAACGCTGTTTAAATGAAGTTTTATTATCGTTTGAATTCCCTTTTTCTTCCTCCTCTTTATCAGAATTAAGTGCAGCTTTTAACGCTTCTTTTTCTGCATTCTTTTGTTCTTTTAGGGCATTGTAATCCTTTGGTTTTTCGATGCCAAAAGTGTCATACAAATAATCATCGTCGATGGGTAAGCCCATATTACTGCACTTCTGAACGATGTCGATTTGTTGTGCTACATCTATTTTGTCTTTTTTCGCATAGACGAACTCTCCACCATCAGTGTTAAAACCAAGTGCGTTGAAGAGGTCTTTCATTTGATAGTTGAGAATATCCAAAATAAACTCTCTATCATCTGCGTTCATTTCGTCTTCTTCTTCCTTGTGAACAGTGCCTAGTGCTTGAGTTCCAGAACTTCCAACGTCTGTTGTTAGGGTGTTTCCTAAAATGCGAATAGACATTTTGCCATCCCAGTACTCTGCAAAGGTTTTGTAGAGTTCACTTGAACCTGTCTTATTACCTGCTTCAATTAGCGTTAAATCGCTATCTTTTGGATGAATGTATACAGCGTTTGAGCCTTGACGTCTTGCGTCTTGAATAAGCCTTCTTCTTGCTTCTTCATCGCCTGCATCGTAGGTGTATTCACGAATTGGCATACCGAAGATGTTGCAGAAACGAGCCCAGTCTCCCATGTTTCCTTTTTTGTAAAGCACTGCAGGTAGGATTTCTGCAAATATACCTAATCCCCTTTCGCTACCTATAAAAAGCATGTTCTGGAAGTTCTCAATGGGCAAACCATCCATGTCGCCTTGAAAGCGAAGTAGTTTCCTTTTAATTGGATCATAGTGCTTTCTATTAATGCTTTCAAAGTGGATGTTTTGGTCTTCACCTATATATAGTTGAAGTAGCGTAAAACCCCAGAACTCCGATAATATAAGTTCTTTTCTTAACTCTTTAAACCATGGTGAGCGCAGCTGTTTATTGATTACATCATCTGGCTTTCCATTGCGCTGAAACTCAATTGGAATCTGTGTGACGCCACGCAAGCGTTTAGCCATGACACCTGAAAGATGCAAATCGAACGCTGCACTCTCGTACATGTCATATAATCTTACACGATTTGAATAATCAATGCTTTTAGCAGCATTAATAGAATTCATGTAAGTTTCAAGGTTAAAGTGAAATAGTTCTGGCATTTGTAGAACTACATCAGGCTGTCTTAAGCCTGGTTGTGATACGTAACCACCTTGTACAATTTTGTTTTTATTCTTTTTCATAACTGATTAATCAAATACTGGTCTAACTTCTTCGCTTTTAATTTGCCAATTCGAGTTGTCTGAAATTGCATCAGAAGGTAGCAACGGTGCTCCTTCAACTGTGATGTCGCCTTTCATAACACCCTTAAGCCACGTTGTTGCACGTTCGTATCTGTCTTCCCTAATTTTAGACATCTTGTAGGGGTTATGTTGGCAAAAAATATGGTAAATCGCAATATCTAACGCAAACATCAAGATGAGAGGATGTCTCTCTTCTCCAGTCTGTGAAAAAATTGCCTGGCAATCATATTTTTTATTGAGGTAGCTTTTCATTTCAGAGATAGCTCTGTCCTCACAAATCTCTATTATTTGTGGATCATAATCAGACGTGCCTTGTCTTAAAAGGCTGTCGAGAATTTCACGATGAATCGAAGCATCGTAATCTTCAAGTGATATAAAGTTCTGCATAACTTAAAATGTATAAGGGTTGTTTTCGTTTAATTCATTATAGCCAATTGTATAAACTGGTTCGAGCTCATTTGTCTTGGTGTCTGTCATCGTTACACCACCCTCGACGGCATCGCATCCATCGGCAGGATAAGGAAGTGAAAGTTCGAAGAGTTTAAATTGATTGATAAGCTCTTGCATGTGAGGATTGTCCTTTTCTTCTTCATTGAAGATGATATTTCCTAGCCTATCTAAAGGCTCAAGATTAGCCTCTATACGTGTTGCTTTGTCTGTTTTCTTTCGTGTGTCTTCACGAATAAATAATTGTGTTTTGCGCTTTGCACATTCATCACGAAGTAGCGGTTTAAAAACCTGTTGATAAAATGGGTCTTGCAATTTGTTATTTTCGATATACCAATACACGTTGGTCTTCTTTGCAACGTACTTATCGACTTCGAAATACCAGCCTATAAAGTTGGCATTCGTTTCGTGTGCTAAAAATCCTTTTATAACATAGTACACGCCTTTTAACTTTCCAATAAGCCACAAGGCTTTGGTAGAACTTCCTTTCTTCTTTGAATCAGAATAGGCAGGGTCGCCATATCCAATAAGGAATTGAAACTTATTTAATGGTGGTACTTTGCCATATGTAAGATTTTTGAAAATCTTTCCTTCTGATACAGGGTTGTTAAAATACTCGCCCTGTTGCGCTTTTGCGCTAATCTTTGATAGCGTTCTATCTATCTGCTCTTCTGTATTCTTTGCAGGCCATGTACTTTTGCCGTTTTTGTCACGAATATTCACGACATCCCAACTATTTGCAAGTTTGCCTGCACGTGTAATACAACAGTCTTTAGCGATGATGTTACCACACCATATAACCAATGTAGGTTCTGAAATAGAGCGTGTAGGGTAAAGTGCTTTTTCCACCCAATCCCACTTTTTATTCAGTGTTACAGGATTTCTGCAATCCTCGTCGGTGTCGTAGTCATCCATGTAAATGACGTCTGGTCGAATAGCCTCGTTACGCATACCACGAGGCGCAGAACCAGCACCAATGGCAATGAATTTAGCACCGCAAGTACAAGTGAATTCTCTATCAGTCCATTGACCCAATACTGGTTGCTTTCCATAAAACTGCTGTATGCGAGGGTTGTTTTCAAAGTTAATTCTGTAAGGCGTCAACAAACGCACTGCTGCATCAATTGTAGCGGATGCAAGTGCAACGAACTTCTTGCGCTTAGTTAATGTGAGGTACATTAATACGAACATCACAACAGTTGACTTTGCTAGCTCTCTTGACCAGGAAAGAACTTCGTACCATTCGTCATTCTCAATAAGTCGTTTAATTGCTTTAATATGGAAAGGCGCAAACTCATACTTTGCGTAACTTGGAAAGAAGTATTTTATCCACTCCACTGGATCTTTCTCTAACCTCTCACGCATTTTATCAATGTCATAGCGAGATAGAGATTCGTCGATGTCTATATTTTTTGCAAGTCCTTTATTGTACTTCTCCCATATAGCAAGGGCTTGCTTATCAGTCCATTTTACCATATTTATTTTTTGTTATTTGCCTGGTCTTTAATGAAAGCGTCGAACAAGTTATTGAACTCTTTTGCTTTGTCAATGTCGATAGGTCTTAGCCACGAAAGAAATCGCATCGCAACGGACACGCAGTCTGGAACACCGATATCGGATTCCAGTTTCTTGATAGCACCTGCAATCTTCGCAAGTGCATCTGCTTCTTGTGTTGTAGCAAATCGTTCACCTGGTGGTCGTGAACTAATGTTGTTATTGATTTCAACAATTTGATAACTCCATTGCGAAATGATTTGCTCTGGTGTAATTGTCTTTGAAGCCTTTATTTCCTGCCACTTTCCTTTTTCTGCCCATCTTGCAATCGTTTGTCTTGTCGTTCCAACTTTCTCAGCGATTTCTTCCTGTGTATAATTACCATCGAGATATAGCGATTGCGCAATACTTTTTTTATTTAAACTGTTGTCCTTTGCCATTGTAAGTCTTTTAATAATGTGTAGTGCAAAGTTCATATATTTTTTACTGAAATAAAAACGCTTTATTTATTGTATGTATTTGATTTGCAATGATATACAAACGTGGTGCAACCATGTAAAAGCCGTTTTTTTTATCGAAAAGTGCTCTTTATATTTGCAAAAAATTTACAAACGAAAATGGCAAATAGTAGCATTTTTAACACCATCCCAGGTGATGGAGAAGTCGCAATTCTTTTGTATGGAAATGTCGGTGCAAATCAGCAAGTCGACTCAGAGAGAGTAGTATCAGAATTACTCGCTTTAGAAAAGATGTACAATAAAATTGATGTGCGCATCAACAGTACTGGTGGCGATGTCTTTTCAGGAATGGCAATCTTCAACGCACTTAGAAACAGCAAGGCTAATATAACAATGTATATAG